AGCCTAGGGCGGCGGCATCACGGAAGCTCATGTTGACGGTGCCGGCGACGCCGGCGACCCGCTTCATGACGTCGATGATGTCGCCGCCCTGGGATTGGGCGTTGTCGTCGAGATAGTTGATGGCATCGCCGAGGGCACTGATATTGGCGATCGGGATCTTGTAGAGGTTGGCGATCTTGCCCATGTCTTCGCCGATCTGATCGGCCGGCAACTCGAATGCCGACGCGGTGATGGCGACGGTTTCGGTGAACGCCAGCAGGTTCTTCTTCCCCACGACACCCATGCGCGCCCCGCCTTCGGCCAGGCGGGCCAGCTCTGCGGTGGCCATGGGCACGCGCTCGCCGATCTCCTTGATGCCGGCGGCGATGTCGTAATAGGTCTGGGTCAGCTCGCCGTTGACATCGCGGGCGCCGTCGACCTGTTTCGCCACGCCGAGCATGGCATCCTCGAAGGCCGAGAAATCGGTGACCACCTTGAGGATCGGCAGGCTGGCCGCCACGCCGGTGGCGGTCGCCGAAAACCCTGCGCCCTGCATCGCGCCGGCGCGGCCCATCGAATCCTGGTACCGGCCTGATGCTTCGTTGGCTGCACGCTGTCGTCGGGCGACCTCGCGCAGCTCGGTTTGCTGCTGCTCGAGCTGCTGGTTGGCTTCGCGCACGCGCTGGGCGAGCTGCTGCTGCTGCTCGCTGAACGTGCCGGTGACGCCCTCCACCTGGTTGATGGAGCCGCGCAGGGTCTGGAGCTGCTGCTGCTGGTCCTGGTACTGCCGCTTGAGTTCCCGGGCCTTTCGGATCGCGGCGTCGCGGCTGCGATTGAGCTGTTTCGTCGGGCCATCGGCCTGTTCGATCTGGCGGGTCAGTTCCTTGACCGCGGCCTGCTGCTCTTTCAGCGCATCCGCACTGCCCTCGCTCTGCCGCTTGAGCGCACGGAAGGCGCGCATGTCGGCTTGGGCCCGCTCGAGGTGCTTGAGCTGGTCGCGGCTGGCCTTGAGCGCCTCGGCGGTCTTTCCGCTGCCTTCGCTGATGCGCTTGAGGGGCTTGGTGACCTTGTCGGCGAGGGCCATGACCAGCCGGAGTTTGAGGTCGCGATCGGAGGCCATGGCGGATCCTTACTTGGTTGGGGGCTTGTCGGGTTGGCTGCGGAGCCGGGCGCGTTCGCGCCATTGCATGAGATCGAGCAGGGGCATGTCGTTCATGTCGGCCGGCGTCCAGTGGAACACGATGGCGAGATCCGCCATCGCGTCGTCCACTCGGTGGGGCAGGCCTATTCCGGCGCGTTTTCCCGCGCGCGCTTGGGCAGCAAAAAACCGGCCACCGTGCCGCCCAGCTGCACCAGGTCGGCGGGGTCCATGTTGCGGATCTCGGCCTCGGTGAGCGCGGGCTCGGTGATGCGCGGCAGCACGCGGGTGAGCGCAGTGACGTCCATCTGCAGCACCTCGGTGAGCGTGACACCGCGCAGGGCGCCGGAGAGGGGCTTGCGCACGGTGACCTTGGTGACGGTGCTCTTGCCGCGCTTGATCGGCGTGTCGAGGTCGACGGGCTCGGTCAGCACGGCGGGCTGTTCGGCGGCGTCTTGCTGGGTGTTGGGGGTCTGCTCTTCCATCGGGTGTCTCTCCTGGAGGTTGCGATTCATTCATGCCGGCCGGAGCCGGCGTTAGGGATGGGTTACGTGCCCAGCGCCTGGCGGCGCTTGGCGTACCTGTCTTCGCCGCGGACGTTGAACACGTTGCCGGGCACGTCGCGCTCGATGATCACTTCGCCGTCGACCGTGAGCTTGTAGTAGCTGACGGTGGTGGTGACCTGGATCTGGTTGTTGTCGCCCTTGGTGGCTTCGCCCATGGCGATGGTCTTGTGGCGGCCGCGCACGACGATCTCGACCGGGATGATCTCGCCGGTCTCATCAGACTCGTAGCTGCCGGTCATGCGCAGCATGGCGGCGTCGTGGATCGGCGAGCCGTAGCTGTTGAAGATCTCGGTGATCATGCCGCCGGCGGTCCATTCGAACGTCTGCAGCTGGTTGCCCTGATCGACCTCGATGGGGCCATCCATGCCGCCACCCTCGTACTCGACCATCCGACGGGCGAGCTCGGGCAGGGTGAGCGACGGGATCTGGCCCTGCCAGTTGTTGCCGTCGCCGAACAGGTTGAAGTCCTTGAGGATGTGGGGAAGTGCCATGGCTGATTGCTCCTGTTAGGCGGCGGCGACGCGGGCGGCGAAATCGACCAGGTACCGATCGGTGATGCGCTGCTGCAGCATGAGGTTTTCCAGCGGCGGCACCGGGGTGTAGTCGTAGTCGATGTACAACTTGCCGGCCTTGAGCACCTCGGGCGTGTTGATGGTCTCGTCGAACCAGGCGTTGAAGCCGAGCAGGTAGCCCTGGCGCGTCCACTCGCGGCCTTTGGCGTTGAGGCCCTCGATGATGTCCTTCACCAGGCTGGGGTGCATGGGCTTGTCGACGGCCCACATGTGCGCTTCGGCCAGCGTGTCGGCGATGACCTGGGCGGTCCTCGTGTAGTTCTCGAAGGCAAACAGCGGATCCGCTGAGCAGGTGCGGGAACCCCAGAAGCGATAGCCATCCTGGTTGACCAGCGTGGTGACCTCGGCAGCGTTGAGCACGCCGGCATCGCTGGCCGGATCCTGCAGGTCCCAGAAAATGTCTTGGCTGATGCCGGTCACGCCGTTGACGGCGATGTTGGACAGCGTCTTGTGCCAGCCGACCTCCTCGTCGATCTTGGCGCGCAGGCCGAGCGCGCGAGCCACGGCGGACAGCTGGATGGTGCTCTCGCTGACAGTGTCGAAGCCGGTGAACTGGGGGAAGATCACCATCACCTCGCGAGCGCCGAAATTATTTCTGTAGTTGATGGCGTCGACGATGGTGACGCTGTCGCCGGCGGAGACGTAAGCGAAGCCGCGCAGCTGCTGGGCGATGCCGATCAGTTCGGCGGCCACATCGACATCATCGAGTTCGGGCACACCGAGGATGCGAGGCGAGAAGCCGAAGCGTTGCTTGGCGGCGAGCAGGGCTTTCATGCCTGTGCGCTGGCCCATGGCGGTGACGGTGCCGATGACATTGGCCTTGGTCTCGGCGGCATCGATGCCTTCGGCGACACGCACGACGATGGTGATGGGCTTGGCCTGGTCGGCGATGGCATCGAGCGAACGCTTGAGCGTGCCGGTGTCGCCAGCCTTGCCGATCGCATCGAAAATGTTGGTGACCAGCACCGGCGTATCGAGCGGGAACGCATCGTCGGTGCCGCCGGTGAGGGCGTTGAACCCCTCGGCGCGTAGCTTGCCGGCGCCGCTCGAACCGGTTGCCAGCGCGGCGGTGACCAGCGCCGAGGCGTTGGCGTCGGCATTGATGGCGGTAACGACGTCGGAGGCCGTGGAGGTGAGCTTGCCGTCGAGATCGGTGGCCAGGGTGACCGTGATGTCCTTGCCGGCGACGCTGACGGCCAGCGCCGCCGAGGCGGCCTCCGGATCGACATAGCGCACGCGGATCTGGTTGCCGGCAGTGCCGGCGGTGACGGCGGTGTACGTCACGCCGGTGTTTGCGGTGACGAAAGCCAGCGTCAGCGCGGCGGCGGTACCGATGGCCGCATCGGGTGCGGTGGCGACCAGGCCGATGACCGCGGTGCTGATGGTTCGAATGGTGCGCGTGCCGTCGTTGATTTCGTTGACGCGCACGCCGTGATGGTAATCGGTCGGCATGGCCGAGCTCCTGCGCAGGTTGGGCGGGTGGCACTGGGCGTGCCTTGCATGCGTGCTGCCATGCTTGCGCGCGCGGTCGCTGGGCTCTAGCGATGGGGGTTGTAGATCGAGGGTTTACAACGGCGGGGAGGGAGAGCCCGCCGGGGCGGCGGGCTGGGCTACAAGCCTAGGCAAGCAATGCCAGCAGCACTGGCTGACCCAGTAAAAGCAGCATGCCTATACCCAGAGACACTATCAGCAGGCCAAGGCAGAAGCGGACAAAAGGAGAGGCGGGTAGGTCGGCTTTGAACATGAGCCATTGGATGGTGGCCCTTCCTGGTTTACG